CACGCCCGGCACCAGAAATAGTTCATTTACATGCTCACATATCTTATAAAGATTCTATCTTTGGATGTAAAAGAGACTTTGTTTATGAAAGAAGAAATAAATGTGAGGAATGTAATGGGCAAGGGGCTTATTCATTACATAATGGTTGTACCGAATGTAAAGGTCAAGGCGTAGTCATTACTCGTCAAGGTAATATGATTATGCAACAGACATGCGGCAAATGTCATGGAAGAATACCTACTGAAGAATGCAAGCCTTGTAACGGCACAGGTGGAGTCAAAGCGACTCGTACCATTACGGTCACTGTGCCGGGCGGAGTGGCAGATGGAAACATATTGCGCTTAGAGGGCATGGGTAACTTTGTCGAGGTGGTAAACAATTTCTTCAATTCCGGAGACGCATACACAGACGCCTTCGTGCAGCTTCATGTCCAGCCCTCCGAATTTAAATGTACAATAAAAGATAATAATTTACATGTGACCCTTGACATTACTTTGCTTGAGGCTTTAAGTGGCTGTTCTAAATCTATTAAAACACTAGAAGGGTTTAAAGAAATTAAAATTCCGCCCAAGACCAAGAATGGTCATCAGGTAATAATACCTAATTTAGGTGTGTCACGAACTGGAAATCAAACAATCGATATTAATGTAGATTACCCACAGGATATAGAGTCTTTGATAAGCCACCTGATAAGCAAAGAGAATTAAATGCCCGTCCAATTACAATGCCCACATAAAGGTTGTATGAAGGTTCAAGAAGCATGGCTTGATCCTAAAACTGAAAAAGTATACTGTTCTAAGTGTGATAAAGAGATTACTAATATTAATCACTTTATGAAAGTTCAATTAAAAACACTTAAACAATATCGACCTAAAAATGTAGCTCCATTTGCTACTAAATGTGGGAACTGTCAAAGGGAAAGCACTCCGATTATTGAAAATGATGATGTGGTTTGTCCAGGATGTTTAAAGCCATTGAGCCATTTAAGCCCTATATTTAAAAATATGTTAAAGGATCAATTGCGCAAGAAGCAAGAGATTGAATGAAGATATTAGAAGTTATTGCAGATAGCTGCCATTATTTATTAAATAATTTCCCTGAAGCAAAAGAATATCGTAATTATTTAGATGCTCGTCTAAATAGAGATAGCCAAAAGGATTTTAAGATTGGTTATTTTCCAGATGCCAATTATATAGATATTCTAATTCGTGAAGTTGGAGAAGACGTTCTACTTAAACTAGGATTAATTAGAAAGTGGAGTTTCACTGACTCATTAGGCTATAGCCAGAAAAATAAACCTTTCTTTGAAGACCATCCATTAGTCTTCCCGTATCGAAATGCATGCGGCGAGATAGTTGGATTCATAGGTCGTACTTTATTATCTGAAGAAGAAAGAAAAGAAAAGAAGCTTATTAAGTATAAGAATACTGATTTTAAAAAGGGTAATTGTCTATTTGGCTTGTTTGAAGCTAAACAAACAATCCTTGAAGAAGATTGTGTTTATATAGTTGAAGGTCAGTTCGATGTAATTAAAGCTCATGAGGTTGGATTTAAAAATGTTGTTGCTTTAGGAAACTCTCAAATCACTCCATTTCAAATTGCTTTAATCTGTCGATATACAAAAAACATCAATCTATTATTAGATAATGATGAAGCTGGCAATAAAGGAAGAAAGCTTGCCAAAGATAAATTTGGGCGTTTAGCCAACATTAAAGACTTTTACATACCTGAACCATATAAAGATTTAGATGAGTGTATTAAGGAAAACCAAGTAAGACCGATACTTAGAATTAAAAAATAGGAATATTTCGATATATAGCACTCTGACTTAATAGGGTGAGGTGCAATATGGAACGTAGAAAGAACCGTAGTGACAAGTATCAGTGGGTTTTGTTGGAGACGACATGTTCCAATGACATGATGGAAGCATTCACCAATGCTGACAGCATTTCTAACAGATTGGACTCCTTCATGTACAATGAAGAATTAATGGATTTAGAAGAAGATTTACGCAAAGAGTTTTGGCGTATCGTAAATGAGCTATTAACCGACAGACAAAAGCAGGTTATTAAACTTTATGCGGATGGCTATACCCAAATGGAGATTGCCAAGATGCTAAATGTTAATCAAAGCTCAATTACCAAATCTTTAAACGGTAACGTAGATTACAAAAATGGCAAGAAAATCTATGGTGGAGCCCGTAAAAAGATTAGAAAAATCATTGAAAATGATGATAAAATCAAGGCTATCCTGGCTAGAATGCAAGATCTTAGGGAAACTAAGTACTAAATTGATATATTTTATATCTTTAGCTCGATAATTTTGGATCAGCTTATTATCAATAATAATCTATCTATAATAGAGCGTACAGCACCTAGTAGGAGACATGATGTCAAAATTCTCATTAGATTATGATAATCTAGAGCAAAAAGTTTACAAGAAAGCATATAAACTTTCTGATGTGAAAAATAAAATCGAAAGAGTTGCTTTTGATGTAGTTCGTTTCAGTGATGGAGACGATGCTAGCAAACTTTGGCAAGTTCAAAGTGCTGATGATGGTGATTACATCGTTGCATTATATGACGAACCAGAAGAATCTCAAAAGACAGCCTCTTCTAATTGGGAGGTCGTTTTAAACAAAGCATCATCTATGATTGATGTTTATTACAAAGGTGATCCGATAGTTAGAGTGGCTGCTTCTAAATTAGGGATTCCTTCTGACGAACTAGCATTGGTTTCAAAGTATTTACCTAAGAAACTAACAGAAAATAAGAAATTAGCTACCGCATTACTTAGCGAAGCTGGCGATAACGTTAGACAGGAACTTTACAAAAAGTATCCGGAACTGGCTTAATAGGAACAGGTGTTTTATGAGTATTGATAAAATAGCAGGATTAGCAGTTTCTATTTCAAAAACAATGGATGATAACCAAAAGTTAGCCGCTCCGTTGCTTGCCTCCAAGTTAAAGAAAGCTGCCGAAAATTTACCAAATGATCAAACCATTCGTATGATGGCGACCATTATTGGCAAATTAGCGGATAAGCAAGTTTTTATCTCCAGAGGTGAAGTAAAGAAACTATACAACCAATTTTACACTAGAAATTCAAAGTGTGCCCAACTTCTTGAAGAAGAATTAGGTGTCATGAATAATCTCAGCACTCCTACTCTTTATGAGAGAAGTGATGAAAGCCATGATGTTGAAACCGCTTCTCATGCTAATCAAGTATTAGCTAATGCATTGGAAAGTGCTTTTGATAAGACCAAGCCATTGAAGCTTTACGGAAAAGAAGTTGCAGAAAAAGCAACTTCAGTCGTTAAGAAGTCATTGGAAGGTTGGAATCTAAAAGCCTCTAGCGTTAATGTTGAAGATGGCGATGAGCATTTCTTAGTCATTAAAGCTGACTATGATACTCCAAAAGGCAAAACTAGCTTCTTAATTCCTGTTGAGGTTCGTGGCAATAAAGTTAATGAATCTTCTGTATTTATGTGTAATTCAGGTCTTAAAGATTTGAATCATGTAAACATTAAAGAGTACTTATCTACTCATGCTGGAACTAAGTTAAGAATTAGAGCAGCTGATATTCTAACTATTTTACATAAGTCTGCTTCTGATAAGACACAAATTAGTGATGCTGAATTAGCTCTTGCTAGATTTAAAGCCGCTAAGATGAGCACTAATTCTGAAGTATTCGGTGGACAAATTACTGGATTATCAATTGAAGCTCCAGCAGTTGCTGACGTTCAATTACCAGAATTAGCTGAAAAAGAAACTTTCGCATCCAAGTTCGAATCTGCTCAAGGTTCCGCATCCTTTAGTTTTGGAACTGACAAAGTTCAGATGGGAGCTAGCTTAATTGTTCGCTCACTTGCTGGATTTGGTCATAGAAATCCACAAGTTAAAGTTTCTGGATATGATTCAAATACTGTATTTTATGCCGTATCTTTAGATGCTGGCAGAGTTGGATTTACAGTTCCTGTTAAGATTACCGCAGGTAAAGTTAACCATCCAAATATAATGCTTTGCAATGGCTCATTGTCAGCATTCACTGCGGAAAGCATTAACAAATTACAAGTCAATAACTCAACTGATAATAAAGCAGCCGCTGCCGCTTCTCCATTATAT